GCTGCAAAATTAACGACTTTAAATGTATTTGCCATATTATTATCCTAACGCTATTGCTAAAGCTGTAGCCTCGTCTGCTGCTAACGCTGCTGTTGTTGCACCTATATCACTTAATACTTCACTTGTACTTCTACTTTCTAATCCATTTGCAGTAAATCTAGCATACTCATCATCTGCTACACTTGCACTGTCAATTTTAACTGCATTAGTATTAGATATACCAAATGTTAAACTAGCTTGACCGCCAATATCAGCAAGAACTTCTGCAGCACTTCTGCCTTCTATTACAGTGCCTGCAACTCTTAAAAAATCATCGTCTGCAACACCCGTTGTAAACTGTGCCACATTTGTATTTGATATACCTGTGGATAAAGTTGCTGTTGCAGTAATCGCAGTACCATTTAATGTAATAGCATCTGCTTCTAATGTTCCATCAAAGTCACCATCTACGGCATCTATATTACCTTTAAATATTGTAGCAGACACTGTACCTGTGCTTGGATTATATGCAAAGTCACCATCAGATTCTAGCCCAACATTTCCAGTAGCAGAAGCATCTTCTATGAAAGTTATTAAATTTTCTTCGTTTGCATTCTCATTATCTGCAACGCTTACATGAGTTGCGTTTGTTGCGTTTGTTGCATTAGTAACTGTAACACCTGCGATAACAGTATTTAATGCTGTGCCATTAACAGTAACTGCGTCTGCTTCTAATGTGCCATCTATATCAACGTCACCAGAAATATCTAAGTTTGTAAATACTGATGTACCTGTTGCTGTAACAGTTCCACCTACCGATGCGTTTCCACTTGCATCTAGCACTATTGTTTTTGTCGCAGGTAAAGTACAGAACAATGTTCTTGTGCCAGATGACCAACTTACTGCGTTATTTGAATTAGAACTAGATATGACTGTCGTTCTAGCTAATGTAGTTCCAGAAGATGTAAATGTACCCAAACCAACTTCAAAGTCTGTACCATCAGTACAACAATAGTAAGTTGTATCAGAATTACTTAAATTAGTAGTAAACGTCTCAAAGCCTGCAACGGCACCACCTAAAGTATATGTGCCAGTGCCAGTTGTGGTGGTAGTTTCCTTTACTCTGTCTGATATTACTAACGCCATTACTTCAACTCTATTGTTAGATTCCCTGCATTAATTCTAAAAATATCTCCAGAAGCTATAACCTTACTAGCATCCAAAGCTCCTACAAATAATATATTACCACTGCTTGAAGCGTCTACAACAAACACATGTGTTATTGTATTGTTTGTTCCACCCGATGCTGGAAACTCAATGTTCGCTGCATTAGTTGCGGTTTGTGTATCTGTTGAATCTGCTCCTATAGTTGTCCAACCAGAAGCAGCTACTTGTTGCCTTGCGTAGTTTGTAAAGTTTGCCTCTGTGACAGAACCTGTTTCAGCCGCACTTACTGCCGTTGCAAGTCCTACATAAATACTATCTCCAGGGGATGAAAAACTAAGAGAGTTATTCTTGAATATATAATGTAATATTCTTCTCTCTAGATAATTGGTTGATGCATTTGCTGTTGCCATTTTATACTCCTATGTTCTTGGTCTTGATGGTAGACCAACTCTATATCCGTCTGTGTTTTCTCTTGCTTCACCTAAATCTTTTACTCTTTCTAGATACTGCATATACAATTTATCATAGTTTTGTATAACATCTGGCTCACCTTTCATAAAGGTATAAGCCTCTACAAGAGAACCATAAAGCAAGGCAAACGGTGCATTTGTACTAACCCAAGTTGTACCACTGTCGGCACCTGCGGTCAAACTAGCAGGTCTGTAGAAATAGTGTAATTCTATAGTATAATTACTATCTGGTGTAGGTGCTAAAATAAAATTACTTTCGTCAAATCGTGCAAAGTATTTTGGTAGTCCAGTTGTAGAAGAAGCTGGAGTATACTCTCTTAAAAAGTTTACATCTTTCTGAAGTAAAAAACTTTCGGAACCAGATGTTGTTATTTGCAACGAGAATGATGCTAAATAGTCGGTTGGTATAGTTAAGAATTGATCTGATGAAGTAAAGGCACTTGTTACATTTTTTCTAAAATAATCTAAATCAACACTTTTTAAAATTTTTTCTTCGGCTGCTTTTATAAAGGTTGGTAAATGAGTAACAAAAGTAGTCTCACTATTATCAGTGTAATCTTGAATTGCTGTCTTTAATGTTGCTAATGTAAAACTCATTTATGTCCCCAATGTAACTGGGCCAGCAGTAATTCTACCACCACCACCTTTTACTCCACTTGTTGCCGTACCACTACTAGCAGAAAAACTATATCTATCATCATCAACCTTAGTTATTGTATAGCCACTAGCATTCTCAAGCACAGTTTTTGTAAATCCATCAAAGCTAGATACATTTCTAAATCTAACTGTATCACTTGTTGACCTACCATGAGATGGTTCCAACACTGTAATCACAGCACTACTAGCTGTACTAGTAAACGGATTCAAACCAAGAAGATTCTCTACGGTCACTTCTGTTCTTCCGTCAACTCGTGGTTGATACAAGGCTGTCGGATCTGGTCCAGGATGATTAGGTTGTAACTGTGGATGTTTAGCTTCATACTCATCAGGTCCTACTTTCAATCCATTCCATTCTGTTTTCATCTCTCTCAAACGATAACGAAAGCCAGATCTATCTGAATATCCCCATGATTTTTTTCCTGTTGCGTATCTTGCCATATTAGTAACTATAGTATGTCATGCTAGGTGTTAGTTTTAAAGGAGTGCTATTTGCATCCTCGGCTGCTGCTCGTTGGAACTCCTCTTCATAAACAGATTTCAATAATTGAACTCTGTCTGGTGCTCTTTTCATCGCTAGATAATAAGCAAGACCTGCGACAGCACATGGTAAAAATCTAAACGGAGCATCGGTTGTATTGATTAAAGCATCCGCATCTTGAATACGTCTCACATAATAATAAACAAGAGTATATGTAGCATTTGGTGTTGCCCACAAAGTTATTGTAGGAGTAACTTGTCTATCAAAAAAATATTGACTTGGTTGACCAGTAGTCGTCTTGTTCGGAATAGTTAGATACTCACTTCGACTCATTTGAGTTAAGGTAAAGTCAGTACCACTGCTATTTCTTAAAACAACTTCCAAGAGATCGACATGAGTAGCATCGAAAGAATAAGTTGCCGTACCAGAAGTAATAGATTTAGTGTCTTGTGTAACTGTCCACATGTTCAATCCTCTGTTTGCCCAATCAGCAAACATAAGGTTCATAGAACGTCTAGCAGTTTTTGCATCGTAGCCAGTTCTTAATTCTAAGCCACAACGCTCATAAGCCTCTTCTATTATTTCACCGACATCTAAGTCGAAATCTCTTGAATTTGATGTTGCCATTTATTATGTAGACCCCATTGCTCTCTTACGCATTCTATCTCTTTGTAGTTTAGTAGGAGTTATGTTTGTGCCTTTAAACGTCTTAGGTGTTTTTGTAGACATTGGATTTTTCTTCACAATCTTTTTCTTAGCTTTATTAACTTGAGAAGAACCACCATCGATACCTGACCTAGATATTTTCAAAGAAGAAACTAATTTATTTTTACCTCTGTTTGGTGCTGGAGGTGGAGCTTTAGGAGCTTTGACTACCTTTGTTTTTTTATCACCAACTTTAACAGGTTTTTTACCGTCTTTTCTTGTTAGACCTCTTTTATCATTTAAATAGTCTCTCAATGTAGTGAAACCTGCATCTTTAATCATCTTAGGTGTGACTACTTTAGGCTTGGATACTTTATTCTTTTTTACAATTGTTTTAGGTGCTTTATTTTTACCTGCAAAATCAGACTTATCGTCTTTAATTTTTATTTTCTTTTTGTTTGGTGTACCTAACCCAACATAATCTCTTTTAGTTTTTTTACCAGATAACTCATTGACAAAATCTTTATCAGGTCTTTTCTTTGGCTTTTTTTCCATTTGTTCCATTATTTTTTCCTTTTCTTTCTTAGTGATGCTACTCGCCTTGGTTTACCAGCTGGTTGTCCCAACCGATTCTTTTGATTTATTCTACTACGTTTTTCAGCAGAAGTCATCTCCGAAGAAGTTTTTGGAGTTTTCGAAGACACCCTTTTACTTGGACGGCAATAAGGCGTACTCCTTTTTTCACCTTTTTTACGACCACATGCTTTACCCGTTTTAACATCTTTCCAATCCTCCTTAAACCATCTTTTTAAGGCTAATCCCGCTTTTGTTTTTCTTACTGCCATTATGAATACTTTGTGACTTTACGTCTTTCATTTAAAACTTGACCACAACCTCTTGCAATATTTTTATTTTTTGATTTTCTTTTTGTAAAAGCCTTACCATTTTTAGCAGTAATTACACCACCATCTGCTTTCTTTTTTGATTTACCATAATTTGCGGCCCCTACTTTACGGCACTTTGCAATGGCTCCTCCAGCATAAGCGGAAGGAAAAACTTTAAACTTTGCTTTTACTTTGTGATAACATGCGTCTTTTGGCATTTCTTAACTCCTCAAATCCACTGACCCTATAACATCTACAAGACCATTTTTTTCGTCCACATTTTAAACAATACTTAACAGGACTTCCTTTGAATATTTTT